TCCAATTTGGGTGGCTACCTCTCGTTGCTGACGTCGTTGATTTCGCCGTCAACATGTCCCAGTTCGATGCTGTTTTGACACAGTATGAGCGGGACGCCGGGAGGCTAGTAAGACGCAGATACGAATTCCCAACCATCACGGAACGATCAGAATCCGTTGCTCTCGGGGTACCACCTTGGTTCCTCGGGAGCGCTGGAAACTGTATCGGTTCGTACGGCAACCGCATTCTTCAAAGAACTATTACGAAGAAGAGGTGGTTCAGTGGGGGCTTCACCTATCACTTGCCGATCGGATACGACTCCCGATCAGAGGTAAGTAGGTTGGCCCTCTTCGCCAAGTTAATTGGCCTGAACCCCTCCCCAGATCTTCTCTGGGAGCTGACGCCGTGGAGCTGGGCTGTCGACTGGTTTAGCAATGCCGGGGACGTCATTCAAAACGTCTCTCGGTTTGCCATCGATGGCAATGTACTAGCGTATGGTTACATCATGGAGCATGTAATTGTCCGTGATGTCTATACCTACGTGGGAGGAACGCAACTCAATGGTTCCTCCCTCCCTGTCCGCCCCGTCGTTCTGGTCACAGAGACCAAGACGAGACGCGGAGCTAGTCCCTATGGATTCGACATTACCTGGGACGGCTTGTCACCGTTCCAGCTGTCGATATTGACTGCTCTGGGGATTTCCCGGAGTTAGTCGGGTCGCGTTGTGCGACGTTTAAAACACCACAAGGAGCAATGCCTATGTCGTTTGCCGATCCTCAGTCTGTCAACATTGGCGCAGGCGCAGTGTCACTGCCCCGAGTTTCCTCGGGAAAGTACACGGCGGACTACGTCTCTGCGGACGGACTCATCGCCCTCCGGGCCTCGTCGCAATACGCGAACAGGGTCCGTCAGGTGCTGAGGCTCGACTGCAAGAAGATCTCCGCGGACGTCTACCTTCCGGACCGGAACGTTGAGAGGAGCATGAGCTGCTACCTCGTCTTCGACCGGCCCCCGGTTGGCTACACGAACGCGGACGCACTGGCTGTGTACGGCGGCTTCAAAACCGCCATCACCGCCAGCTCGGACCTGCTCGTTTCCAAGTTGCTTGGAGGTGAGTCTTAGGTCTCGAGTCTTCGAAGCAGTTTTCTCATACGTGACAATACGAACTATTGTGTTGGCACGAGATCTCCCATTACGGGGGATCCGGGTAGATTACGTGGTTCCGTGTCCTGAGGACGCCCGGTTTGGAGTTCGCTGGAATGAAAACCCAGCTTATCTCTCTATCGGGTTCCGAAGGCATGGGAACTACGTTCTCATCTCGATGAGAAAGCGAGCGAGACATACCAGTCGCACATAGGCTATGGATGTACAAACCCCCATAAGGAGGAAGTACTGAAAAGCCTGATGTTGCTCTGGAATAAGCTAGCACGAGAATGTGCTAGTAGATGTTGCACTAGCGCCAACCTGGACGCGAGAGATCGCGTGGAACTCCACTTGAATGTGGGCCACGATATCATGCGCGTCACAGGGCGTGTTGAACATGAGGGGTTTTCGTTTATGACGATCACCCTACCCAGCTTCGGAAAGGCATTTGAAGAGTGCCTTGAAGAGGGTGGTGTTACTCCCTTGTCCTTCCCCGGCTTCGCGAAGCATGTGCCTAGCGGAGTCGAGGGCGGGATGGAACTCCCTAAATTTCTAGGTGGGTTCCTGGAGCTTGTGTTCAACACAAATGACGGGTCATTGCGACAGGATGCGTCAATCGACGCCATTCGATCCGTGCGTCAGCTTACGCTGATGTTCGGAAAGATCCTCCTTGAGTGCAGCGATGCACGCAAGGCGGCGGCAGTCGGAGACTACCTGTCGTGTGAGCAGGATCTGGAGAGACTCCTACACTCGATTACGGAGGACGATTACCTCCGGTTTACACGAGTTGCAGAGCTCTTGTTTGGACAGCTGTTTAGCGACCTCGACCTTTTGGTCTGGGAACGCGAGGCAGTCCGCCCTCACATGGTCCAGGTGCTACAGTCGATAAACTGCGCGGAAACGCAAAGTTCGACCAGCGTATCTGGACCTCTCGCCTACAGGAATTCTTCCCTTGGGAGGAATTCCTAGCAGTTAACTCATCCTTTTGGGATGAGCTGCAAGACGAGATCCAGGTCCTCGAACCCGGAGCAGAGTTTCCTGTTAAGGTGACTCTTGTTCCTAAAACGCTTAAAACACCACGAGTTATCGCTATTGAGCCAACCTGCATGCAATACGTGCAGCAAGGTTTGATGCGACTGTTCGTGAATGGAATTAGAGAGACTAATCATCTCAATAATTTCATTGGCTTCATTGACCAAACTCCTAATCAGAGGATGGCTAGTGAAGGTTCCCTAACGGGATCATTGGCTACACTCGATTTGAGTGAAGCTTCTGACCGTGTTTTAAATCGGGTCGTTGAGCGTCTGTTTGGCAGTTGGCCGTACCTAAACGGTGCGGTTCAAGCCTGCAGAAGCACTCACGCCGATGCTTTTGGAGAGACTATTCGTCTCAACAAATTTGCGTCTATGGGTTCAGCTTTAACCTTTCCTGTCGAGGCGATGGTCTTTCTGACCATCATCTTTATGGCAGTCGAGGAAAAGCTCAATCGACCGTTAGTCCGGAGAGACCTTGAAAGGTATTTCCGGAAGGTGCGTGTCTACGGGGATGACATCATTGTCCCCGTGGATTTGGTGCCATCGGTGATCGGGCACCTCGAGGCTTTCGGCCTCAAGGTAAACCGCCGCAAGTCTTTCTGGACTGGAAAGTTCAGAGAGTCCTGCGGGAAGGAATACTACGCTGGCGAGGACGTTAGTATAGTCCGCGTTCGACGTGTATTTCCTTCGTCTCCGACCGACGCAGCGGAAGTCACCTCTATGGTATCTTTCAGAAACCAGCTTTACTTCGCTGGCTACTGGGAGACCTGTAAGTGGCTTGATGAGGAAATCCGGAAAGTGCTTCGGTATTTTCCGGTAGTTCTTCCTACATCTTCCGCGCTAGGCAGGCATAGTTTCCTCGGTTTTGAATACGAGGGACTTAGCCCGAACACACACGCGCCCTTGATTAAGGCGTGGCGTGAGACCTCTAGATCGCCCGAGAGTTACTTGGACGGTCATGGGGCCCTAGCAAAATGCTTGGCTAACAACAGCGATTTGCCATTCGCTGATGCTGAGCATCTTTTGCGTGCGGGACGTCCCCGAGTCGTTAACATCAAACTCGGGTTATGTAGTCCGTATTAACGGACGAAAGTGCGTGAGAGCTGAATGAGCTGAGGACTCAATGACTTTTCATTAAGTCAGGAGAGGTTGTTTACTCTCCCCTTCTCGGCGTTCATTTCTCAAGGGAGAAGGGTTAACTACCCTGTCTACCTATGGGAGATGCATTTGGCAGTGCATCTCCCGCACCAACATCAAACTCGG